ATGTCTAAACAGCATGAAGATCAAAATAGATTGTTTAAAAGTTATAGAGACAATCCACAGAAGTTAATACAATACAATGCGCCTGAAACGATGGGTGTGGTAATTGACGATTTAGATTACACATAAGCATTTACTTTTATCATCACTTGCGGTAGAATAGGACAGTGAATATAGGAGTTCATATGTCAATTTTATCTAAGCTACAAAAGAATTCAACCATCAAGGATACAGCTATCCTTTCTGAATCAAAGTTCTTCACAAAGAAGGATATGATTCCAACAGCCATTCCAATTATTAACCTCGCATTGTCAGGTCGACTTGATGGCGGTCTTACACCTGGTCTCACAATGTGGGCAGGTCCAAGTAAACACTTTAAGACAGCATTCAGCTTGTTGATGGCGAAAGCATATCTCGATAAGTATGATGACGCTGCTCTGTTGTTCTACGACTCTGAGTTTGGTACACCTCAATCATACTTCGAAACATTTGGTATTGATATGGATCGTGTACTGCATACACCTATTACTGATGTTGAACAACTGAAGTTCGATATTATGAAACAGATGGATAACATCGACCGCGGTGATAAGGTCATTGTGATTGTCGATTCTATTGGTAACCTCGCTTCGAAGAAAGAAGTCGAAGATGCACTCAATGAGAAAGCAGTTGCCGATATGTCTCGTGCAAAACAAATCAAGTCATTGTTCCGCATGGTTACACCACATCTCACACTCAAAGACATTCCGATGGTCGTTGTGAATCATACGTACAAAGAGATGTCGTTATTTCCAAAAGACATCGTTGGTGGTGGTACAGGCTCATACTATTCTGCAGACAATATTTACATTATTGGTCGACAGCAAGAAAAAGAAGGCAAAGATGTGGTAGGATATAATTTCATTATCAATGTTGAGAAATCTCGTTATGTTCGTGAAAAATCTAAAATCCCTGTTACTGTTACTCACGGCGGTGGCTTGTCTCGTTGGAGTGGATTACTCGATATCGCGTTGGCAGCAAAATTCGTCGTCAAGCCTAGTAACGGCTGGTACTCACGTGTTGATGTCGACACCGGGGAAGTAGAAGAGAAGAAGTTCAGACTGAAAGATACTGACACCAAAGATTTTTGGTTGCCAATTGTAACGTCTGACAAGTTTAATGAATACATAAAGCAGACGTATCAGATCGGTCATTCTGCAATTATTACTGATGAAGAGATTGAGGAGTTCGTTACTAATGAATGATGTTGGAATTGAAACATTAATTCTAAGCAATCTACTATATGATGAGAGCTATATTCGTAGCACTCTACCATTTCTCAAAGAAGAATACTTTGTCAATCATGAGCAGCGTATTACGTTCAACCTCGTAGAGAAATACTTTACAAAGTATAATGCATGTCCATCTCGTGAAGCACTCAAGATCGAGGTGGACGAATTATCTCTCAATACAGATACTCATGCAGCATGTGTACAATTCATTGGGTCGCTCAATAAATCAGACACAGATGAAGAGTGGCTGTTGAAGCAGACAGAAAAGTATTGTCAAGACAAAGCAATCTACAACGCCATTATGGAATCGATTCAGGTGATCGATGGGAAGTCAGACAAAGACAAAGGCTCATTGCCAGAAATCTTATCTGATGCACTCGCTGTCTCCTTCGATACTAACATCGGCCACGATTTTCTTGAAGACTTCGAATCTCGCTATGACTTCTATCATGAGAAAGTAGAACGTCAGCCATTCGATCTTGATTACTTCAATCGTATTACTCGTGGTGGTATTCCTCGCAAAACACTCAACGTTATCCTCGCTGGTACTGGTGTAGGTAAGACACTCATGATGTGTCACTTCGCCGCTGCTAATCTCATGCAAGGTAAGAACGTATTGTATGTCACCTTAGAAATGGCTGAAGAGCGTATCGCAGAACGTATCGATGCCAATCTGATGGGTGTACCACTCAATGATCTCGCTACATATCCAAAAGAAACGTACGAGACCAAACTTAATCGTGTCAAAGGTAAAACAGCAGGCAAACTTATCATTAAAGAATATCCAACTGCCTCTATCGGTAGTGGTCATCTTCGTCATCTACTCAATGAGTTGAAGTTGAAGAAAAACTTTGTGCCTGATATTATCTACATCGATTATCTCAATCTATGTGTGTCGTCTCGTATCCGTATGGGTGCCAATGTCAACACATATTCATATGTCAAAGCTATTGCCGAAGAGCTAAGAGGACTTGCAGTTGAATTCAATCTACCGATCTTTACAGCAACGCAGACGAACCGCACAGGCTTTACATCATCAGACGTCGGGCTCGAGGATACTAGCGAGTCCTTTGGATTGCCCGCTACTGCAGATTTCATGTTTGCCGCCATCTCTAACGAAGAACTTGAGAGCCTCGGTCAGCTCCTCATTAAGCAACTTAAAAACAGATACAACGACCCCGGTCTCCATCGTCGATTTGTCCTCGGCATCGACCGATCAAGAATGAAGTTGTATGATGTAGAACAGAATGCACAACAAAATATTGGACCTGATATCGCCGATAAACCAGTCATGGATAATTCAGAGTTTGGTGAAGGTCTCAAACGAGAAAGATTTGATAAGACGGTGTTCGATAGCTGGAAATGAAACATAATATATATTTTCATGTGCCAAAAACTGGAGGCCACACTGTGTGGTCATCTATTTGTGGTACTCAAATAATTGATATTGAAAATCCAAATAGTTACATAGCAGATGATGTAACTTGGTTAAAAAATCATTTTGGTTATCCTAAACCAGAAACACTGCAACTAATGAATTCTACAGGTGGCACTTTTTATATTAGTATGAGAGATCCTGCTACACATTTAGTTTCTTTCTATAATATGATAAGAATGGCCCATGTCGATGATGATAGTGCAGTAGTAAGTGCAATACCACGATTGTGGGATTGGAAATGGGAAGAAGATAATTTACAAAGAATTATAGAATTAGATTTGTTAAACACCATATTTCCAAATAATTTCGTACAATATCAACATATATTGCCAATCATTTATCTACAAAATATCAATACTATAACGATTTTAAATCAAGAAACTCTTGACTTTGATATTAGTACTAAAATGAATATGGATCCTTATGAAAGTCAAAATGTAACTGCAAAGACTGCTGAAAGATTAGACGATTTTGAAATTGCTCATCTCGATAATCTAGATGAAGGCGCAAAAGTACAATTGTACAAATTCTTAGAAACAGATTACTATTGGTATAACTTATTTCAGGAAGAGTATAATGAAAAAGTTTAGAGTTAAGTTTACACATTGGAAGGACGAGAAGAAAGAAATCGTTGAAGTAGGTACAATGCCTGATGTGTTAAACAATCCTATGTCAGATAAGTTTGTATTGCAGACTGATCGCGGTGATTTTGTAGATATTCGTAAGAGTACTGTCGTGGAGGGACCAACACTTGTCGATTGAGTATAAATTTAATGAGTTTGCATTGATCGGTGAGTTAGAAGATTATGTCAACTCAACCTATGATCAACACTATGCCAAAGGTAAGTTTCAAGCCACAGAGTTTATTATTGATGGTGGTCATGGTGAAGGATTCTGCCTCGGCAACATCCTGAAGTACACACAGCGATACGGTAACAAAGATGGTAAGAATCGTAAGGATCTGATGAAGGTATTACATTACGCACTCATGGCGCTGCATGTTCATGATCTGGAGCATCAGGAACCTACAGATTGGCGTGATATATCCCAATGATCTAAAAATGTAAATATTTACCTAAAATAGTCTAAGAAAATCTCTAATCAAATCAATAACTTGCATCAGCCCAAAAAGTCCAATCAAATCAATAACTTAGAAGTGTACATATCCGGTCCACAGGGTATAATGGTACCTGTAAATTGATAAAGGATGTGAAACATGGTTGATTTTGATCGAGTTGAACGAAAGGTTACTGGTTGGGACGCTCGCGAGTGGGAAGGTGTACGAGAAAATTTCTTCGAGTACCGTGCTGCTCTTGGTGACGAAGCAACAAAAACTTTTAAAGAGTTTGCTTGGAGTATGGCGGCTCAAAATGTTCTTTTCGAAATGATTCAAAACGGCGAGGTGTCTCTTTAATGGCTAAACAACTTTACATTTCTGAGTTTTTCGGTGACACATACAGCGGTGGCAACACCATTCCTTGGGACTCTGCTGCTAACTACTTTCGTAACGCTGACCGCTTCGGTCTGACTTATGCTGATGGTGATGGCTTGCTCGAAAACTTGATTGGTTTCGAAAAGTTCTATGACACAATGTTGGTTGAGTGTTCTTCTGATGATAGTGTCTACGAGTGTGAAGACGATTTCTTCTCAGATTATTGCTGGGAGATTTGTGCATTCAATGTTCTTTGTGAAGGTTTTGGCAAGTTGTTTGCACCTGCTACGGAGGCAGCATAAATATGGAAACTGTACAAGATTTTTTAGCTCGCGGTGGTAAAATTGACGTCTTACCTCCTGGTAAAGAGTCTAAAGCTTTAAAAGAGAAACAAGGTTCACGACATACCGTGTTTCAAATGGGCCGTAAAAAGGTTACATTGGGAGATCAACAATGAAATACTTAATTGCAATTTTAGCTCTGTCATCGATGATTGGCTGCGCGAGTCAACCTTCTACTTATGAAGATAAATCCACTCCAGAACAACGTGACATTAAAGCTACAGGTCAAGCAGCAACAGAAGCAGCTCGATCAAACACAAGTCGCAATGGCAATATTCAAACTGGTGTTCCTATCAAATTGTCACACATTGATCAATACGATATTCAAAATGGTCGATATGTTGTAATTGGTCCAAATGGTAAGCGTGACCACCGTGCTGAGTTACGAATGATGCAAACGAATATGCACAATCGTAATGGACGTCAAGGTGTTGGTACTTACACACGTAATCAAATGTCTCGTGAATGGGATCATCGCATCAAACGGAAGATCGATGACGAGATACAGAGATTCATGGATAAGGTATTTTGATGAATATAAATATTAAAAGAATTACCAAAGTTGTACTAGTCACTCCTGTTGTGTTATTATGGGATATAGTATTTTGGTGTATTAGCAAGCTCTATAAGGGCGCTACGTGGGTCGATCAATTCGGTGGCGAAAAGATCGATGAATTTTTGGACGATTAAGGAGAACGACATGGCTCAAGTTGCAAAACTTCCCCTTGAAACAATGAATAAAGTGCTTGGCGTACTGGGCAATTTGCCGTACGGTCAAGTAGCTGAGTTGATTCAAGAAGTTCGCCAAGCTACTCAGGTAGAAGAAGTACCTGATGCTGACGGCGAAGAACCTGCCCCTGCAGAGGATTGATATGGACCCCGTACTTGGAATCATAGGACTTGGCTACGTCGCCTTTAAGATGTGTTTATTCTTATTGATGGCTGGCTTTGTTCTATGGTTCCTTGTACAATTTGCAGGTGTTATATTTAAATTTTTCTTTTATGGATGTGTGACCGTGTTATCTTTAATAGGTATGACATGGTTATTCGTTTTATAGCATTTATTTTATTATTATCCTCGTGTGCATTTCGGCCACCTGACGACTGGGGTGTTACTATTGAGGACATGGAAGGTGTTGGTAATCCAGATATCGAAGAGTGTCAAATCACATTCGGTGGAGAGGTGCCAATGGTTCCATGCACTGTTGAGTTAAATTTGGAATGGCAAATATAAAGCACACTATCGGTGATGCAATCACGCACGCTGAAAAAGGTATTCTACTCTTCGTTGTATTCGGCACTATATGGGCGGCTGGATCAGACATCTTTACAATGTTTACAACGCAAGGCAAGATGGTTCTCGGTGATCTCTTCTTGCTCTTCATCTACGCAGAGATTCTTGGTATGGTAGCAGCATTCTATAAGAGTGAACGCATACCAGTATCACTGCCTCTTATCATTGCCATGACTGCACTAACACGTATGATTGTGTTACAGACAAAGAGCAATGAACCAATCAACATTATCTACGAGTCAGCTGGTATTCTCATTCTCGCAGCTGCAGCTTATCTCATGACAAAGAAAGATTATATCTCTTTGAAGAAAGGCGATTTGCGTGAAAGTCATTAATGATATTTTTACTCATGAAGAATTGCAAATCATACATGATGATTTTAATTCTCTTGTTGATACTGGTGATGAACTAAAAGCAAGCAATGAACAATGGGCCACAAATCGGTATGCATGGCAACCATACTTATATCGTGGTAAAACAGGTCATGTATTATTTCATCCAGTTTGTCATCAAGTGAAGTCTATTGTTTTCGAAAAAATTAAAAAGTATAGTAATCCAAATGATGATGTTCATGTTAACTATTATATTTGGGGTCCAAATTCTGGAATCAATAGACATAGTGATGAATCATATCAGTGTGCATTTACATTCTACTTACAAGATTGGCCCGTAGAGTGGGGTGGTCAATTAGTTGCAGAAATTGATGGCCAAGCATGTATTTTTCCTGCAAAATATAATAGAATGGTAGTTAATGATGATGAGACACCACATTGGGTGACACCAGTCAGAAATATAAAAGATTATAGTCGACACACTATACAGGTTTTTGTGAAATGAATAGATTTGTTATTGAAGAAACACCACAAGGATGTGCTCAGTCGCATTGCGACAAACACGTACCAAAGATGTACGTTGAAGAAGGACAGATGTTATCGACAGTGCATCGTCTCCTCGATGGTACTGAGGAGCGCCGGCCTTCGAAGTCAGGCAAGACTATGCAACGATATTGGAAATTACCAGATCAGCGCGAGGATGTCCTCTATTCAGCCGTACATGTAAAACATCCGTGTACTCTGTGGGCCATGGAGACGGCAGGTAATTATCAGTGGGCATATCAGATGTTCCTTTACCTCGGTATCGAGTACAACTATCGCTACAACAAGTATCACAAGACAGATGAGCTTGATGGTTGGTTGTGCTATCCTCCTGACAATATCAATCCTTCGCAAAAAGTCACGAAGATGCCACTCGCAATGGGTGCAAATCCCGAATGTATGAATCCTCAAGATATAATGGGTTCTTATCGCGCATTCTATCAGACGAAGCAACATCGCTTCAATATGGTATGGTCAAAGCGTCCAGTTCCTCATTGGTTTGAATACGCTGCATGATATAAATAGTCCTATCAAAAGGAGATAGGATTCATGGCTTTAAGCAAGCTAACACCTGCAGAACTCTTAAAAAAGAATAGTAGTACGGGCGAACCTCGCATAGACATTCTGATGAATGCTATCGTCAAAGGTATTGCCCTACCTCTCGTTGATGGGAGCGAACTCGTACTTGCTAATTCTGATGAAAATAAATCTGCTGTAGAAAACTTTAAAGTCGAAGGCAAAACCTTTGAACTGAAAGCAAAAACAGGCCAGCGCACTATCAAATCATCTGATATTGGTAAATCACCGATATTTGGTGGTGGAGGCGGAGGTGCCGGTGGCGGTACACAACAAACTGCCATTGTAGAATCAATGCAGTGTGTATATCTACAAGCAATGTTAGATAATCCTGGTAAAGAACTCGAATTCTTTAAACCATCTGTCATGAAAAAAGCATATGCGAAGTGTCAAGTTGGTGGTACCACATTCGAACAGATCAGAGATTTTGATGCGAGTTGGCATTTATCTGCATTTAAATCAGCAGAGATTATTCTTGCAAAAGGATATGTAAACAAAAATCAAGTCTTTCATCGTGATTCAGATACAATGAAAAAAATCTACGCGATGAAGAAAGAAGCATTTAAGAATTCTGGTCTCGATCCTTTAACTGATGATAAGTGGAATCCCGGTGATATATGGGCAGTACATAAAAACTTTGATGTAAGTACTATGCGAACACGTACTATACAAGAATACAACCAAGATATTTTGAAAGCATTTAAAAACAAAGACTGTGTAGCTATTTCACTGAAGCTTGTAAAGAAGAATGCTAAACTCACTGTATTAAACGACTCAAACAAACGACCAGCTGCACTGAAGTATGTAGAATCGAAGACACAAGGTCAACAACGTAACAATACTTTCTTCTCATCAAAAGGTGGTCAGATTATCTACTCAGACGGTAAGATGGAGTGCAGACCTAATTCTCAGCTAGCAGTTATCAAGGCAGAGATTGTAGGCAAGACAGCACGAGGTGGCGGCGCAAGTTGGGGCGTAATATCAGAAATTGTAAAAGATGTCGCAAATCACACGTTACCTAATAACTCTGCGATTGTGAATGCAGCAAAGGCAATGAAGCGTGGTGATAAGGCAGCGATCAATAAATTTTGGCTTGACGCTAAGTTAGTTAATAGAAATATTAAAGAGAAGGAATTTAAAACAGCAATTCCTGACTGTGAGTTAGAATGGATACACGGTAAATATGGTGTATGTACTCTGCTTAGCACATTACAAAGAAAGAAAGGTGCAAAGGCAAACGAAATTGTTAATTCCATCCACAACTACGCTGGTAGCCAATCTAAACTATCAAGTGTTTATATCAAGGTTTACGAATGAAAAAGTTTGATAAGTATATAGTAGAAGCCAAGAACACCCACATGGAACACGTGGAGGATTTGATATTTAATGAAGGTGTCGTTGGAACTCGAAAAGCAATTAATTTTCTCCGTGATCTACGCGATATGCTTGCCGGTCATTCGAAGACTGGCGTCTCGCGCACCGTTAAATGGGATGGTGCACCAGCTGTATTTGCGGGTGTCGACCCGAACGACGGAAAATTCTTTGTGGCTAAGAAAGGAGTATTCAATAAGGATCCAAAAGTCTATAAGACTGCCGATGACGTATCAGCTGATACTAGCGGTGATCTTAGGGCCAAACTACACGTTGCTCTGTCAGAGTTCTCAAAGCTCGGAATCAAAAAAGGTGTCTATCAAGGCGACTTAATGTTTACAAAAGGTGATGTGAGGAGAGAGGATATCGATGACGAGTCTTATTATACTTTTCAGCCTAACACTATTGTATATGCTGTACCAGTCAATTCGCCACTCGGAAGACAGATATCACGAGCAAAAATCGGTATTGTATGGCACACGACTTACACTGGTAATTCTTTTGAGTCTATGTCTGCTTCTTTTGGTAAAGATATAGCGAGTACATTTAATAACGTTGCAAGCATTTGGCAAACAGATGCTACATACCAAGATGAATCAGGTAGAGCCACATTTACTGCGAGAGAGACTGAACAAGTAACTGATAAGCTAGCTGCTGTCGGTCGTGTATTCAACAATACACCAGCAGAACTGATTAACTATTGGCATCAGAATCCTAAGTTGCTAGATCTCGTAAAGATATTTAACAATAGTTATGTACGACAAGGTAAGCGAATCAACCCTCGTACACATACACAAGCATTCATGAACTGGATGACAGATCGTTATAAGAAAGAAATTGCTAAACTCAAAACTCCTGCATCTCAAGCCAAAAAGAAAGCAGAGATGAAAGAGACGATGAAAATCTTTAGTAAGTTCCGCAAAAATCAGATTCAGAATGTGTGGACTCTGATGGTCCTACTGGCAGATGCTAAACAACTGATCATAAATAAAATGAATCAAGCTGGTTCTTTAAAGACTTTCTTACGAACAAGACAAGGTTTTAAAGTGACAGCGCCCGAGGGTTTCTGTGCCATCGATCACCTCAGCAATGATGCTGTGAAAATTGTCGATAGAATGGAATTTAGTAAAGCGAACTTCAGTCCAGATATTATTAAAGGCTGGCAACGATAAGACAAACTTTGTTATGGTAGTATCATACTCTAATAATTTTATTTTCCTACGCGTCCCTAAAAATGCTAGCTCTAGTCTGGCAGAATACTTTGTGCGTAATAAATGCAATAAAGAAACAGATATGTGGACGATGGTCAATGACTGTGGCATCCGAGAAAATAAAGTACCGAAAGATGTAGTAAAAAAATACGCTTTTCATTATCGTCATATACATCTTACACTACAAGAACTCGTCGACAATGCACTAATCACACCGACTGAAGCATGTGATATGACAAAGATAGTAGTGATAAGAAATCCATTGCATCGTCAGCTTAGTCTATTCTTTTTCTTATGCCGCAATCGAAAAACACAAGCAACGCCTGAAGGTTTTCGTAAATCATTCTCACAAGGTAAACACGAGTCAGACACGAATAATGTTTTCACTCAAACGGAATACGCAAAGCTTAATGGTGAGATAGCACCAAATGTAGATTTTTGGAAATACGAAGATGTTAACGATAAAATCGGCGGTTTAGAAAAAAGAAAAGCGGGTTTTAGACCGCAAAAAGATATGGATGACTTAGTTGCAGAGTATTATGATGATGCAACTCGTCAAGCCGTACTTGATTATTATGCAGAAGACATGAAAATTTATGAAAGCTTACATTCTTAAAACTCAAAATACTCTTTCAACCGAATACGCAAAAACATGTTCTGATTCATGTGATAAAAATAATATCGAATGGGAATATGTTGAATGGTACGATGATAAAACAAAAGCCGCCGAAGCATGGGAAAGTATTGGTATACCCATAGGTGGCAAAGATTATAAAGCAAAAAATGGCAAGGCACAAAATGCAACGTCAGGTCATGCCATGATTTGGAAAAAAATTAGAGATAGCGGTAAACCTGGTATTGTATTAGAGCATGATGCTATTATGTTGCATTCTATAGATATCGAAATACCTGATAATATGATTGTTGTTCTCGGTTATAAGTTACAAAAGCCAGAGGAATATGATCACGTAAAAGCAGGAAAACCTCTAGAGATAGTAAATATTGAGAATCAAGGACATGAAGGTGCTCATGCATATGTTATTACAGCTGTCACTGCAGATATTTTGCTCAAAGAAATAGAAGACAGAGGTGTTCCTGGCGCAATTGATAATACACATTTTTTAAAGTCGCGGGCTAAACATACAAAAGTACCGATCAAAATAATGAGTCCTACGCCTGCTCTCGGTTGGTTAAGAGAGTCTACGATATGGGCTAAGTCTGCGAATCGTAATTACGCATTTATACCTTCATTTCGGGATCACTATAATAAAACATGATTAAGCTGATACTCTTTGATTTAGATGGTGTATTAATTGACGCGAAAGATATTCATTACAGAGCACTGAATGCTGCGTTAGAAAAACAGTATCGCATATCTGCAGAAGAACACTTAAACATATATGACGGTCATAAAACAAATCAAAAACTAGAAATGTTGACAGAGGCGAAAGGTTTGCCGTTGTCAATGCATAAAGAAGTATACGATAAGAAGCAAGAAATTACACAGAGAGAAATTAGTCAACTCAAGCCGAATAATAAAATTGTAAAGCTATTTCGAAAACTTGTAGAAGATGGTTATCAAATCGGCGTATGTTCTAATAGTATACGTAGAACTGTATTGACAGCTCTTGCTAAATCACAAATCATAGAATTTTGTTCTGTTATTATTTCAAACGAAGATGTAAAGAATAGTAAACCACATCCAGAAATGTACTGGAAAGCAATGTCTATGATGAGTGTATTGCCAGAAGAATCTATTATTGTTGAAGATTCTCCACCTGGTTTATTAGCAGCTGAGAGATCACGTGCTAAATATATTCGTGTAGCATCTCCGAAATATGTTAACATAGAAAACTTATATCCTAAGATAAAAGGTGAACCAATCGTGAATAAGTGGAAAGATGATAAACTCAATGTACTCATACCGATGGCTGGTGCTGGTTCTCGATTTGCAGAGGTTGGATATACATTTCCTAAACCATTAATTCAAGTTAATGATAAGCCTATGATTCAACTCGTAGTAGAAAATCTGGGTATGGAAGCTAATTATATTTTTGTAGTACAACAAGAACATCGAGAAAAATATAATTTAGATACACTGTTAAATCTGATTGCGCCCAATTGTAAGATTGTCGAAGTAGATCATATTACTGAAGGTGCTGCGTGCACTGCACTCTTGGCAAAAGAACATATCGATAATGATGCACCTCTTTTCTTTGCTAACAGCGACCAATTTGTAGAATGGAATCCTGTAGAGTTTATGTACGAAATGCAAGAGCGTCAATCAGATGGCGGAATTGTTACATTCAAAGCAACTCATCCTAAATGGTCGTTTGCAAAGCTAGATCCAAATACACACTGGGTTACAGAAGTAGCTGAGAAAAATCCTATTTCTGATAATGCCACAATCGGTTTCTACTATTGGAAAGAAGGCAAAGAGTTCGTAAAATATGCTGAGCAAATGATTGCTAAAGACAAACGTGTGAATGGTGAATTTTATGTATGTCCTGTATTCAATGAAGCGATCGAAGCTGGATATAAGATCACAACATATGAAGCAAAGAAAATGTGGGGATTAGGCACTCCTGAAGATCTCGAATATTATTTGGAGAATTACAAATGAAAGTAGTCATTGAAGTAGGAGCTAATAACGGTAGAGATACTAAACGATTACTAAACGAATATGATTGTGATATTTTCTCATTTGAGCCTGTTCCAAAACTATACAATAAAATTGTATCTGATATACAAGACGACAGATTGCATATGATTAATGCTGCTGTTGGCAAGTACACAGAAACACGAGACTTTAATATCACAGTAGAAGCTGGTCCACATCCAGCACATGGTTCTAGTAGTCTTTTTAATTTTAGAGATGATATACAAGAGCGTTGGAAAAGAGACGACTTTTATATGGGCGAAACTATCAAGACAAAAGTGTGGGCTTTAGAAGATTTTATTGTTGAAAACGGTATTACTGAAATCTTGCACTTGCACTGTGATGCACAAGGTAATGATTTAAATGTGCTGAAAGGTTTGGGTGATCAAGCTGGTATATTAAATAATGGTCTTATAGAAGTAACTGATCAGCTTAATCTCTATGATAATAATGAAAACACAAAAGAACAAGCCATGCAATGGCTCGATGAAAATGGTTTTGTTGTTACCAAAACAAAACACAATGATAGATTACAAGCCGAATTAAATATTTGGTTTAGAAGGAAATGAGAATAGCTGTAGCATTTTCTGGTTTGATTCGCGGTAACTATGAAGAAAACATAGCGCTATTCAGACAGAAACTGCCTACGGCACATTTTTGGTATACAACCTGGAAAGGTCAAGAAACAAAAAACTATATAAATCGTTATTACGACGAACCTATTATAGATTACAAACCAGCAACTGAGTTAGAATATCCTCATACGTATACACGCTTCAAGCGTAACTCTGCTCATAATTGGCATAATAGATCTAAACAAATTCTAGCACATTGCATGACAGTCGATGATTTTTGTCATGATTATGATGTAGTTGTGAGAGCAAGATATGATTGCAGACTATGTAACTATCTCGATCTATATGAATTCTGTGAGATGACGTATAAAGAAAATAAATCAATCGGCTTCTTTACACCACGGAATATGCCTGCACCATCTTCTCTGACGAGTGTAACATCAGGCGACAGATATTATCAACATCATGTTGATCATCTTATTATACATAAGAAATCATTATTACGCACTGACATTGCATATAAGCTTCATGAAGATAAAAAGCTGCTTGTAGCTGAATATGGATGGTGGCAAGTACTGAGTCAACCACATGGAGACAATCATCTAGCCTTTCGTGGTGGTGTAAAACTAGATTAGTATAAATAGA